CTTAAGTACAGGACTTTTCAACAGTGCAAATTTTATGAACGAAATGCTGCAAACAGCAAATGTAGAAAGTAAATTGGTAGTTGTGCCAGATAATAATTCTATTGACAGAGAAGTTACCCTTTTTAGGCCTACACATGTAATAGTTGAAGCGTTATGGGTCGTTCCTACAAAATTCTTAATTTTATCCAAACTTCACCCTTCTGTAACATGGATAATACGCTTGCATAGTGAAATGCCGTTCATTGCAAGCGAAGGCATAGCTATAGATTGGATCGCCGATTACGTGCGTTTTCCAAATATCATTATAGGCGTCAATGCTCCGCGTATGTTAAAAGAAACAAGATTTTATTTGCAGCATATGTATAATTGGACTGATGCCGAGACAAATAAGCGTGTTATCTATATGCCTAACTTCTATCCACAGGAATACGATAATAGAAAAAATTTAGTGGAATCAGATTATATTAACGTTTCTTGTTTCGGTGCCATTCGTCCATTAAAAAATCACCTTGTGCAAGCTCTTTCGGCAATAAAATTTGCCAACTCTTTGGACAAAAAACTACGTTTTCATATTAATTCTGGACGTATTGAAATGAAAGGCGAGCCAGTTTTGAATAACCTAAAAGGTCTTTTTCAACAAATGGCAGACAAAGGGCATGAGTTGATAAACCATCAGTGGCGACCACGCGATGAATTTCTTAAATTGTGTAGGGAAATGGATATAGGAATGCAAGTTAGTTTTTCAGAAACATTCAATATAGTGGGTGCAGATCACATAAGTCAAGGTGTCCCTGTTGTAAGTAGTACTGAAATTCCGTGGAGTGTTGAATGGTTTTCGGCCAATCCAACAAGCAGTGAAGACATTTATCGCAAACTTCATCGAACTTGGAAATTTTCAAAAATGAATGTTGCGCTTAATCAACTTATGTTGACATCATATACAGATGAAACACGCAAAACATGGGTAGAACATTTTAAAAACTAAATAAGTCATAACAAAAAGGAGCTAAATCATGGCAGGCGAATTTCATAGGGTGAGAACTCATTCTTGGGTAAACGGTGTACTAAAATATCTAGATCATACATTTGAAACTTTTGAAGATGCTCTTTTCTTTGCAAATAACTACGAGTGCGATAATTTCAAAATATTTGACCATGATGACAGAGTTAAACACAGCAGCCATGGCAAGCACACACACGGTTATGCCTAAAATAAAAACATACTTTAAACATAAATCTGTACAAGTTTCGCTAAGAATATAATACTTAATAGTGTTGCTAGAGAAGACTACCCAATCACTAGCGTCTGGAGAAACAAATATGAAGAACTTTTTACGTAACTTGACTGCATTTGGCACAGCACTTGCTATAGGAGTGGCCCCTGTTGTAGCAATTGCACAGACTCAAACAGCACAGGCACCTGCTGAAGAGTCTAAGTCTGTTAAAAAGCCTACTGCACCTGCGGCTGAACCGGCTGTCAAGGATTCAAATGCCAAGAAAGCACCCGCACCTGCCCCTGCACCTGCACCGGCAGCTAACAAGCCAAACAAACCTAAAACCAACTCTTGATATTGGTAAAGCATATAAAAGGCGCCTAGTGCGCCTTTTATATTGGCTAATGTATTGACATACAGTGCAATAGGTTGTATAAATAAAATTGACACTGTTGATAGCAATCAAATAAGTTCGTCAAGACCCGGGGGCAGCACCCGGCACTTCCACCATAGGGGGGTGACGCAGGATTCGATTGGCAGCATTAAGGGTTGAAGTAGGTGTTGGTGCGCAAGCTACCTTAACGCAAGACAAAAAATAAATGCTAACGATAACAACGTTGCATTTGAGGATGTCCGCCTAGCGGCCTAACCTCAACGGGTGCGGGTTCTACCTTGGAACAGAAGTGAGCCCACTCACACACAAACACACAGGAGAATAAAATGGAAGCGTATGAGATTAGACTAGAACTGCTCAAGATGGCCAAGGACATCCTTATGGAGGATTGGCATAGTAAAAAACAGGCTATTGATAGTGTTTATTGTCAAAAACGTGATATCCAAATGATACAAGAATATAATCAACAGGTTGTCGAATATCCTGAAATCCCAGCGGTGCCGTCGAGCACTGCTATTACTGAACTTGCAAGCAAGCTAAACGAATTTGTAAGCAAACGAGCATAAATAGCATTATGCACAGGACAATAAAATCCTGTGCATAAAACTACAACACCAATAAATAATACGATAACTATTTTAACTAAACACTAAATATATTTTTATAAAAACCTAGTATTTTATTTCTAACGGCCAGGATCAACACACTGGTGCTAGAATCTCTGGTTGTAAAGCATTGTTAAAAGCGTATAATTATATCAAAAAACTAACAAACAGGGGGTCAGAACCCCCTGTTTACATTTATAATTGACTGCAAAATGTATTCAGTTATGCTTATTCTTATACAACGCTATCACGGAATTTACAATGGTTAAAAAAACAACAGACGAAATTGTTAAATTAAGCGATTACGCTCATCATCGTTTACGAACAGAAATGTATCTAGGCAGTCGTAATCTACATACACAAACTGTAATTAACTGGAAAAATAATCAATTAATAGCCGAAGAAATTTCTTGGACACCTGCAGTTTACTGTGCCTTACGAGAAATTTTTGACAATAGTTTGGATGAAGTTATAGGACACGGGCACGGAAGCAAGATTGATGTTACATACGATCCAAAAACTCTTACCTTTAGTGTTGCTGACGATGGAAGAGGTATTCCCATCGATTGGGACGAAAATGAGCGCATGCATAAAGCGACCATTGCACTTACGCAGGCTCGTGCAGGGAGAAACTTCGGCGAACGACAGGAAGTTAGAGGTACCAATGGCATTGGCGCTTCTGTAGTAGTAAGTTGTTCAAAAGAATTTTCAATTGATATCAAGAGAGATGGTAAAAGATTTCAACAGACTTTTAAAGAAGGGACAGATCTATTACCAGACTTAGATATCAGCGAACCTAGAATTTTTAAAAGTTCTATGAAATCTGGAACTGAAACTGCTTTTACGCTTAGTTCTACTGTCTTTCCAAAAGCTCACTTGCCGATCGATTTTGTATATGCAAGAGTTTACGAGGTAGCAGCTAACCATCCCAATATCAAATTTACATTTAATGGACAAAAAATCACTGTTGCAAAATCAGTTGATAAAACATTTTTTTCTCAGAAGAAGCCCATTATTGTTTCAATCAATCAAGAAAAATTTGTTAGCAATTATTATCTAATACCTAATTTTGCAGACGAAGGAGAGTTTTTACACAGTACAGTAAACGACATTCCTGCATTTAATGGTGGTCAACATATTGATACTTTCAAGAGACTTTTTTTCAGCGGTATTTTAAAAGCTCTAGAACGAGAAAGCTCTAAACGAGGTTTAACTCCTAATCGAAGCGATATTGCCGAAGGACTGTTAATTTACAATACCACGGTAATGCATGCTCCTAATTTTGATAGCCAAAGCAAGACAAGGTTGATTAATGACGAAGTAGACAAATATATTAAGAATACACTTGAAAATGACATTACTTTCAAAGACATAATAAAGCATAATAAAGAATGGATAGACACAGTATATGCTAGATGTGCAGCACGTACTCAAAAGAAGGATGACGCTGACGTTGCCAAGGCCAACAGAAAACTACTTAGAAACAAAGTTCCTAAGTTATTAGATGCAACATCAAAAGAACGAACCAAATGCATCCTGTTAATTTGTGAAGGTGACTGTGTAGCAGAAGATACAGAAATCGCAATATTCGAAGATGGAAAATTTAGTAGAAAAAAAATTAAAGACATCCAACTAGGTGATTTAGTTTTAACGCATAAAGGCAGAATTAAACCAGTATGTAATAAACAGGCAAAAATAACAGATGGAATTACCATTACAACGTCATCTGGAAAAATATTAAAAATAAGTCTTGAGCATAAAATACCTGTTTATAACATACAACTAAACCAATATGAAATTGTAAAAGGAAAAGATTTAGACAAGTCTAAACATAAACTGTTTTCCTCTATAATTAATATGGATTCTACATTTTTTGAGATCATTTCTGTTAATGATTTTGATGATAAAAAATTTAATAAATCAATTTCTTTTACAAATGGTGTAATTAATCAAACATGTATAACGTCCGAGAATCATTTATTCTCTGTTTTAAATATATGCACTGCTACTATTGAAAAGGTCGCTGCTAAAAATCTAGACATTGATATCCATTTATTAATGGCACATAATTTACAGTAAGTATCGCCCTCTATGATAAATAAATATATCTTACAGAAGGTGATATCGTGCTAAAAGAATTTAAATGTGAAAAAACTGGTATTAAGTTTCGATCAAAAGATACAGACCATGACAGAAGTTTTCGTTTGAGAGCAACCTTAACCAAAAACAAAATATCAATATTCAAATACCTTGAATTATGGAATATCGAACACAATAAATTGCGATGCGCATGGTGTGGCGATTATAACCACGATATATGTGGTATAGAACATACAGTCAATGATACCAATATTATTCCAACAGGTGTTCGTAGGCGACATACCGCATTATACCTGTGTTTTTCAAAACATCAGTGCTTGGGAAAAAAACTCAACAAAAACAGTGTAGAATTTATCAGCAAAGCATATGGATTAAGCGAATCGGAGGCTTTAAAGAAAATACACACAAGAAACAGCAGCCCATTTTATAAAATTAATCATCAGTCAATAGAGGATTATAAGCTATCTCAAAGTAGATCACCTGACTGGTTTAAAAAAAATAAGAAAGATCGCCAGGAATGGATAAGGAAAGCCAATCATTCTAGAAGTTATCAAGGGTATGTAGAAAAAAACAGGGGAGATGAATGGAAAGACATACAAAAACGTAAAGCGATTACATTATCTGCCCTTATAGACAAATACGGTGTAGAAATTGGTACAGCAAAATATAATCAATGGAAAGAGAATACTAATTTAAGTCTGGCAACATTTATCAAAAAATTTGGTAAGATACAGGGAACAACAAATTATCTTAAGGTGCATATCAACCATGTAGAAAATACAGATTCAAATGATTTGATTTCTGGTTTTATAAAAAAAGTTACCAACATTGTCCAGCGTAATCCGCTATATCAATATCATATGTATAATTTAGAAAAAGAATTGAGATTTTATAAATTTTATGATGTTGCAAAAGAGTTTTTTGAGTTATCGCTTTACGATATCGAAGAATATATTGCAAAAATATTACCTAATTATAGGACAAATAAAAGGAAAATATTTCGCAATAATTATAGTTGTTATTCTTACACAGACTGCGGAACTATTTTGAAGAGTTTCTATGAAATTTGGATATACGATTACTTGTGTAAAATTGGCTTAAAGGAGACAGAAGATTTTGTCTTCAACCAGAGATATCCCAATAGTGAATTATTTTATGATATATGGTTTATTCATCAAAATATATATGTTGAAATTGCCGGCGGTGATTCTCATACTTATAAAGAACATATGCTAAAAAAAGAACACTTATTTGGATCCATTATAATGGATCCAAATGATTATAAGACTACAATATCTAATATATTAAGTAAGGCACAACAATGAATATAAATGAAAGTTTGTTTTTAATGGAAGAGATAATAGATATCTCTCCTATAGGAAAAACAAACATGTATGATATACAAGTTTTGGATGACGAAACATTTGTGTTATCAAACGGACTGCTCAGTCATAATAGCGCAAAAAGCATGGTAGCAGCTGTACGCAATCCTGAAATACACGGAGCGTTGCCTCTCAGAGGTAAGATTATGAATGTTAGAGGCGAAGCAGCCAAAACTATTATTGAAAACCAAACTATAGCAGATATTATGACAGCATTAGGCATTGGACTAGGACAAAAAGCTGTAAGATCTAATATGAGATACGGAAAAGTTTACTTGGCAGCAGATCAAGATCCTGACGGTGCTAATATTACTGCTTTATTGGTCAATTTTTTCTATCTACATTGGCCTGAGTTGTTTGATCCAAAACTGGCGCCAGTATTTTATGTGTTTCAAACTCCTTTTATTATACAGGAAAAAGGCAAAAAACGTTTTTACTGGTATGCCGATGACTATAAAAATTATAATGCAGAAGATTGGAAAGGAGCTCCAAAGCCAACTAGAGCAAAAGGGTTAGGCAGTTTAGAAGAGGCAGATTGGACTCATAGTCTTTCTAATCCAAAACTTGTACCACTTTTAGATGATGGTAAATTATCTGAAGCACTGGATCTTATTTTTAATAGTTCCCGAGCAGACGATCGCAAAGCGTGGGTAGCCTTATAAGATGCAAAAGCGAATAGTAATTGGTGCTCGAACTTTCAATTTAGATTATGAAAACCGATTTAACTTATTGAAGTGCTATTGGATTGGTGCCAATATAGAATTGGTCAATTGGTGTAAAAATAATCTTAGCGATTGGGACGAACACAGAATCATAGCAGATATAACCCATATTGGACCCACATGCTTCGAAGTTGAATTCTCATTTTTAACATATGATGAATTTTCATAGGTCCTGTGGCAACTTGGTCCTTGGTTTGTATATGATAATTGACTTCTTTTTTTGGCATAATGTAAGTTAGCTCATGCAAAATGACATTACACTACCTAACTTCTCTGTGAAAATTGGTCAAACTAAAATGTCTCTTGATGCCGATCTGAGAGATCTTATAGAAGATATTCTTTTACAAAAACACTGTGGAATAATTGTGGAATGGTGTACAAATACATATTCAAACACAGTAAAATATTACAAATATTACGATATAGAAGATAGCTACAGAACCGTGACCTGGTATGCATCATTTTGTTCACAAAATGATTATTGCCATTTTATACTCAGTCAATACGAAAATAAAGGTGATTAATGGTGGATACAACTACATTTATTAAAGATTCAAGCAGGGAATACTCAATCTACGTTTGCCAAAGCCGAGGCATTCCGTCTGTTAGCGATGGTCTAAAAGATGCACAACGTAAGGCACTATTTGTCATGAAGACACAAAATGAAAAAATCAAAACAATTTCATTGGCTGGTAGACTTATTAGTGAAAACATTTATTTGCATGGTGATGCTGCTGCATGCGACACGATATCTCTAATGGCTGCACCATATTGCAACAACATTCCATTGTTATCCGGTATAGGCGCATTTGGAACAAGGGTAGGTCCTACTGACTGGGGTGCTCCGCGATATACCTATGTTAAAAAAAATACCTATACCGAATCATTAATATATGAAGATTATGATATAATTCCTCTTAAGGAAAATTATGACGGATCTGTTCATGAACCTAGGCACTTCCTTCCATTAATTCCGTTAGTTCTGTTAAATGGTGTTTCCGGAATCGCTGTAGGGTGGAGCACAGAGATTTTACCGCGCAATTTTGATGATATTATTTCTGCAACACTTGCTGCCATAGACAAAAAGAAGTTGCCCGAACTTTTACCTAGATATGATTTTTTAGACTGTCATGTTGTACATCTTGGAAATAACAGCTATGAGTTCACCGGCAAGGTCAAGATTGATGGTAGTAGTATTTTTGTAAAGGAACTACCGCCAGATTTATCATTGGAAAAATTCAAAGCAAGATTGAATAAGATGGAGGATGATGAACTAATCCAAACCTACATAGATCGCAGCACCAAAGATATCAATTTAGAAATAAGATTTAAACGCGGATCGATTGCCAGCTGGACTGAAACCAAAGCCATTGATTTTTTGAAACTTAAAAGCAAAACCACTGAACGATTGGTAGTGTTAGATTACGACGGAAATAACATCAAACAATACGATACAGCTGAAAATCTTATAAAAGACTTCGTAGAATGGCGATTGAAATTTTATGCTATTAGATATCAAAAACTAATAGACGACACAACTTATCAACTAAATTGGAACGAAGCTCTTAAAATCTGTTACGAAAAAAAATTACCTACCTTTCTAACACAAGCGCAGGACAAATCCAGTATAGTTGACAAGATAAAAACTATTACCGCAGCAATTCCGTTAGACAATGAGCAGCTTGATAGACTAGCATCCTTACCTTCGTACAGATGGGCTAAAGATGCTTATGATGATGTTGTTGATCGTATAGCAGAACTCAAAAAAGCCATTGCAAATTTCACCCAAATACTAGCAGATCCAGCACGTATTCGTGCAATATACAGGCAAGAAGTTACAGCTCTCAAAAAATTACCAAAAATTGAACGATAAATATTCCATGAAAGTAAAAGATTTACAAGCAAAAGCTAAGCTAGGCGCAGGTTGCCTTATTTACAGCTTAGATACAAATAAATTTTTAATGATACAACGCAGTGAATATGTTCCTTTACCTCTAACATGGAGTTTGCCAGGCGGTGTGGTTGACAAAGATGAAACTCCTGCCGATGCTGCTATAAGAGAGGCTATGGAAGAAATTGGTCATCATCTTAACGAACAGAATCTAAAATTAATCTACACAAATGAATCTCATGCCCCGCGCTTTAAATATTACACCTTTGCATCCATTGTAAAAAATGAGTTTAAACCAGCTCTTAATTATGAATGCTCGAATTATACATGGTGTGATCTTGATAATTTACCATCTCCATTGCACTGGGGCGTTCAGCAGATGCTTAATCATGACAAGTCTGCCGAACTATTAAAAGAATTTGTAGATGCAGCCAAAGCCAAGTTACTGTGAACTAAATCTAGTTTACATTAGTCTATAAAGTATTGACTATGTTCTAGTTGCATGCTATGCTCAAACATGGAGAACGAAATGGATCTACTTGATGTTCAACGAGTATCGCAGATTCTTACAGGGTTCAAAAAACCTATTGTAGGAGTTAGCGGCGGAGTTGATAGCATGGTACTATTGCATTGGCTGGCAACCAATAAAAAAGCCTGGCCTTGTGAAATTTCGGTAGTGCATGTTAACCATAACATTCAAAGCGATAGCCTTGCATGGCATGAGTTTGTTAAATCGCAGTGTCACGAATATAACCTGCCATTTATTGGTGTTTCTGTGTGTTTAGACGGCCTTGGAAACAATCTAGAATACGCAGCACGCAAAGCACGTTACAAAGCATTTTGTGATACAGGAGCAGATTGCATTCTACTTGCACATCATGCCAACGATCAGTGTGAGAATTTCCTCCTAAAATTGTTTAGAGGCAGCGGACTTCGAGGTCTAAAAAGCATGAATGCAATCAGTCCTTGTTGGTACAACGCTAGCGTTTCAATTATTCGCCCTATGTTAAATATTACTAGGACAGATATTGAAATCTATGCCGAGCATCATAGCGTGCCTTTTGTGCTGGATTCTAGTAACAGCGATAACAAATATGACAGAAACTACATTAGGAATGTAGTATGGCCAAAAATTGATGAAAGATTTGGCATCGCGGATGTAAATGTTCTTAAGAGCATCAATCATCTTGATGAAGCTTGGCAGTTAACTAATCAATTGGCAGAAATTGATCTTAAAAAAGTTACCTTATCAGATGGTGTTTTAGACTGGCATAGTCTTCAAGAAATTGGATACTTGCGTATTAAAAATCTGCTGCTCTATTTGCTAAGTTTGGAAAATACCTACAGTTTTAGCATTGGTCAAATTGAACAATTTGCAGCAGGGCTAATGTCTGCCGATTTAGACAATAGAAATCAATTGGTCGTCAAAGGAATGACATTTAATAAAATTGGTAGACGTGTGCTAATTCAAAAAACCTAAAATTGTATTTTTGATTAATTCTGTAATGCTCTTTACAATATGGTATGAATAACAAGTCTGCAGTAATTGTCATACCTACTACCGGTGCCCATACATTAGCTGATGCATGTAATAGCGCTATAAATCAAACTTATGAAAATTGCGAAGTATGGGCGGTAATAGATGGCCCGCAATTTTCAGCAGCAGCTACAACAATCTTGTCAAAATTTCCTACGATAAAAGTCTTACAATTACCAGCTAACACAGGCGCTAATGGCTGGTATGGACATAGAATATATGCAGCAGTAAGTTATCTAATTAACCACGATTACATTTTATACCTAGACCAAGACAACTGGTACGAACCTACGCATGTTGAATACATGCTGGACACCTGTGAATCTAGTAAACTACAATGGTGCTACAGTTTACGTAAAATTCATGACCTAAATGGCACATACATTTGCGATGATAACTGTGAAAGTTTAGGAAAATGGCCACTCTATTTGAGTGATCAACACTTTTTAGTTGATACTTCTACGTATTGTATCAGTCGTGATGTTATAGTTCAAATTGCACCAGCGTGGTACAGTGGTTGGGGCGGCGACCGTAGATTTTATTCAGCGATTTCAAAACATTTTCCAGTGTTTGAGTGCACAGGGCATTCAACTGTATGTTACAGACTCGACGGCAATACAAATTCTGTAAATGCAGAATTTTTCGTAAATGGCAACAAAATCATGAATGAAAGATATAACGGAAAGTTTCCATGGAGAAAATAAATGATAATTGGTATTCTGCGTCTATACGTAAGGGAGTATATTGTTACGACCTTAAATTAAATCCAATGTCTGCTGAATTCAAAGAATGGTGGTCACATAGACTAGGTCAGTTAAAAATATACAACGGCGGCCTTTATTTTGAAAATCAACAAGATCTTGTAGAGTATCTGCTTACGTTCGATGAAATGTCTGACAAAGACTGGTAGATTTAAAGAACACCTGCTACGGTTATAGCTGCCGAAATGCATTGTTCTAACAATATTTTGTTATTCAGATCGTCCTCTGCTTCTGCAACACGGACCATAGCAGCAAGATCCTGCATTAAATCCAAATATTCAAACTGTGATATTTGCTGTTGTTCTAATGCCTGCTGATACTGGAGAGCTTGCATAGCGTTTCTTGCAACAATTTGAGAAGCATTTGTAGCTAGAAAATTTAAATTGTTCATTATCTGACTCATAGTATTTTCAACTTATTCCCTTCAGCTCTGGTAATAATTTTAGCAGTTTCGTAGATATTTTTCGTTTTTAATTTACAATAAAATGGACTCGGTGTCTGCTTTTTCAACATGTCTAAAAATCTATCTATTTCGTCCAGTTGATTTTTCATCATTTGTGCTACATCAGTGTCGCTACGACCTTCAGAGTCTTCTATAGCATATATCGCTTCTCTGCGTAATATGCCAAAACTTTTTAGCATGGAATCTCTATTTTGGCATACACTATCCGAATCTCGAGAAATAACTGCAATGTTTACCATTCTGTCATAATTATATTGATTGAATTTAGGAGCACATCCTGCAAGACTACTTATCAAAATAATAAACATTGCTGCTCTCATTATCATATTTATATCTAATGGAAAGTCGCTGTTATTACAATTTTTAGCTATTATTGATTATGGTCAAAACATTTATGCATTCAAGATGGGATAATAAAATTGTACAGGTATCTTGGGATCTAGGCAACGAGTGTAATCAAAACTGTTCATACTGTCCAGATGTTTTTAAAAATGGCCATTTTTCTAATGGCAACTGGGATCAAGTAGAAATTTTTGCCGATAGAATGTGTGATTATTACGATTTAATCGGCAAAAGTTTATATATAGGATTTGGAGGTTCAGGAGAACCAACACTGGTTCCGTGGTTTGGAAACTTATTGCGTTTGCTAAACAACAGAATAGCAGGGTGTACAGTTAGTACCAATCTCACAGCTCCACTTGAATGGTTCGAAGAGCATGGTAATGTTATAAAGCATATTTCCGGCACTGTTCATTACGAGTACACATCGCTTCCGGAACTAGCGGACAAAATTTGCGCAATACGAGACGTTGTGCGGGATATCAATATTACAGTCCCAATGCTACCAGATCGTTATGATGAACAAATAAAAGATATTGAGTGGTTTTCCAAAAAAACCAACATCAATGTTGGTCAACAGGTTGTTTTCTCAAACCCCGTAGAACCTGTAAAACTGAAAAAAGAATATACTGAAGAAATTAAAGAAAACTTGCGTTCAACGCATGACAACACTGCATATCTTATAACAACTAAGGATGAGAATAATGTTATTCAAGCAGTTGATCAGATCAAATACGCTGATATTAATCTAAGTGAGAACGACAGCTTAAGAGAATTTACCAACTGGGATTGTTATGCAGGCATTGATACGTTGGTAATTGACAGTAGAGGCTTTGTAAGACGGGGCTGGTGTGCACAACTATCAATGCACCAACACCATATGACCTCTTGGTCTTGGAACCTTAATCCTATTACATGCAATATGAAATGGTGAAGACACGAACACGATTTAATGGCTAGAAAAAAATTAGGATAAAGTATATGAAAATCGTTTTTTGCCTACCAGGAAAAAATTTTAGTAGCAATTTTTTCAATTCCTGGAATCAAACCATAGCATTACTACAACAAAATCAAATTCAATACGCATATTCTATTGCATATGATCCTGTGGTATACTATACAAGAAATAAAATACTAGGAGGAGACAACCGAAATGGCAGATACCAAAAACCGTGGCAAGGGCAAATTCCCTATGATAAAATTATATGGATAGATAACGATATTGTCTGGCAGCCGCATAATGTTCTTTCGTTGATAGCAAGCGACAAACCAATTATAGCTGGTACATATCTAATGGAATCAACTACGCAATATCCCATAGTGGAACATTTAGACTTCAAACATCTAGCTACTAACGGCGTATTCCAGTTTCTTACCAAAGAAGATTTAGCAGGAAAAAATCAAATTTTTCCTGTAAGCTACACCGGTTTTGGATTTTTATGCATGCAGCACGGCATACTAGAAAGTATGGAATATCCATGGTTTCAGCCAAAATGGGTAACAAGCAATAATTTTCACGATTTCTGCGCAGAAGACGTCGGTTTTTGTTGGACTGCACAAGAACTAGGTCACAAGATTTGGATTGATCCAACAATCACAGTTGGACACGAAAAAACAATTATCTTATAAGGAACAGCAAAATGTTACATTTTACACTAAGGGTCGAAAATCCTTGGGCTAAATCGCGTTCAGAACAAATGGATTTTTTCTGTAAGGATTGGTCCGTTTCCAAAAACAAAAATTGCGAGGTACAACTGACATGGTTTGATTGGCAAACTATATTTGAACTACACGTTCAAACTCACTGGCGCGGACATGACCATGCAGGCCCTAGATTTGAAATCACTATATTAGGATTATTTTTCAATATCCAATTGTATGACGGACGGCATTGGAATCATGAAAAAAATCGTTGGTACCTACCCGGCGAGGAAGAAGAAGAATACGGTACCTAGTTTAAAAGTTAATTTTAGTCAGAAAAATAGGGTTAACAACAGTGCGTTAACCCTATTTTATTTTTACTTCTTTGATAGTTGAGAAGTAAACACATTGGCCCATTCTTTAGCTGGGCTGAGGTCCATTAGTTTCTTGTTCAAAGCTACAAAGTCTTTGAAAAGAGCTGTTTGCAGCTCAATTGTTTGACGAGTAGCAGTGGTAGCATAATCAAAAACAGCCTGATTTGCGTCCTTAATCATTGTGTTGTCGTACATTTTGGTTTCTCCTTTTGTAGTTTAAAATTAGTAAGTAAATTTTTGATTACTGTAGCCCCAAAGTTGTCGAAGTCTGCTCTCTAACTCGACGACATCGCTGCTTTGACTTAACCAACGTTCAGTTGGACTCATAGTAAATCTTTGCCACCACGATCTAAGTAAATTAACTATTCTGTTAAAACACATTTCTGGTCTCCTTATATCTTAAATATAAAGTATTTATGCTGCACTGCAACATAAAATTCCGCATACCAGCTATGCAAAAAGAAATTATTTTCTGTAAAAGGTGATCTTATACGCGCCGTGGGTTCCAGATGTATCAGTTAATGGTATACATGATTTTACAAATCCTAAATTGTCAATCCAAAACTTGAACTCATCTGCTATTTTACCGCTTTTGCCTGTAATTATAATTGCATATTTTGATCCTACTGCCCAATGTTCTTCTAGAAAATTTCTAGTTTTTACAAAAGCTTGTTGTACAGTGCAACCGTGTAAATCAAGTTTATAGCGTAGACTCTGATCAAGCCCTTTGTCAGGAATATAGAATCTGCTAGAACTTTTCAAACTCTGTTGCACAAATGTACTCCAAACTTCCTTATCTTCGTTTGATAGCTCAAAATTCTCAGTATGATTTGCTTTTGTTGTCATGTTTGGCTCTTTTTATAATAGCATTAGTTTATTAAAGTATACATCAAATGATGTCAATGTTGATGCTTTTATATCATCCCATGAAAGCTGCTCTTGAGGTGTGGTCATAAGATAAGTTAAGTCATATCCTTGCCATAATAGAGCGAGTATAGACCACATTCTGGTTTTTGAAAATTCTCTAGTCATTTTTGTAGCCAATTGTGTTACCCGATAGGCCTCGCCTACTGTCCATGTACAATTTTTCCAGTTCATAGTTGTACCATTGAAATTTATTGGATCAGCCTCAAAACTGAAACCATATTTTTGTGGATTCTTATCAAATTCACTAAAAATACTATTTGGACTTGCGCTGTTATCTACTCCATACAAGCCAAGAAGATCAAATCCTATAGAATGTAAATTATTTTCTATAAACCAATTAACTGTACCGTATACATCAGTTTCTTTTTCATACGGTAGACCTACAATAAAATTGCAATGTTGCGCAACACTTTTATTCCATATATTGTGGAAAAGGTAAGGTATATATTCCCTTGCATAATTTCCATTCCAGCCTTTTCCAATTATTTTACTTGCGTCTTTATGCAAGCTTTCCAAACCGTGGTATGCGCCTACTAAGCCAGATTCTTTTAAAATGTAAGGGGTTTCATCAAAATGATTTAATAAGTCTGCTCTCAAATATGCACTAAAACGGATCTTAAATGGTAATTTTGAAACAGCACTATGGAATGACCTGAGTTTCCATTCTGTGTCATTAAAAGTATCATCTATAATATAATAAGAAGTAGATCCAAAAGTAGCAAAGTTGTAAGATAATTCTGCAGAAATATGTTCCATAGCCCTAACATAATCAAGTTTATGCTTGCCAAGGTGCGGGTATTGACAAAAACGACAGGTAAAAATGCAGCCGCGACTTACATCTAATGGCAATGGTTCGTTTGGCAGAATGACATCAGTCGGTATAAACTTAAAATCATCTGTTTCTATATTGTATTTTGGATTTCTAGCAGCAGAATAGATAATTTTATCCTCAAAACCTGTTCCTATACTGTTTCGCTTTTTCTCAAATACAGGCTCTGTCCCTCTGCCTGATAACCAATCTAGATATTCTAGAAAAATTTCTTCAGGCGCTGACAGATAACTCATTATAGTAACATCAAACACATCCCAGTTTGGAAGCCGATCACTTATATATCCGCCCATAACAAAACGTATTGACGGATGTTCTAACTTAATTTGAGACAATACATTCAATACAAATTCTGGAATTCGTTTGATGCGCCCGTCGGAGTGCTTATATGCATTGTTGCAAATAAATGTAGTGCTTAAACCAATGATTTTAGTATCAGGTGTAATAAACTTTTTGAGTGTTGTATATAACTGATCTGCATTGAAATACAGCACATGATCAATCACCTGACACTGATACCCATATTTTCGTAACCAATGTGCAATTTTATACGGACCAATTGAGCGCATTAGAATTGGCCTATAAGCTATTCCACCATTTAATAAGATTACATCCATAGATATATTATAGATTTAGGTTTTAGCAAAAACAACATTATAAGAAGCTTGATTTAGAATAAAGGAAGGTATATTCTTATTATCAACTATTTTTTCTGTTTTTGAAATTTGGACATACATGCCAAATTTGGCAGCTTCTTCACAATGTAAGTTAAGTTCTGCTAGTATGTTGTTCTATTTGCTGTGTTAAAATTTCACAGGCTTCAAGCGTTGAAACTATATTATCTTCCATATTGTATTATATCTTTGGCTCAAAATCATCGTCTATAAAAACTTGCATTTTCTTTCGTCGTGTCATATATAGTATAAGCTGGAAGGAAAGATCTAGCATATGGGGAATTCTCCCCATACATATAGTGTGTTTATATTACGTTTAGTACACTTAAATATTTTTAGCAGCAACAGCTGTGTGACATAATGTCCGATAGATTCTTACTTGTTATCTATCAATGGTTTGAGATTCTTTCACTTATCTTTCTCAACCCATCTTAACATAATTATAGGAGAACTGAGCTTGATGCCACGACGACCAATCGCCATGTGTTTACTATTGTTTTTTACTTTTACGCAATATGAAAGCAATAATTGGCTTTATTCAACAAGGGAAACAGCAGTGTCTAACACACCTGCTTCGCCTGTACCTCAAACTGCAAACTTAGAACTTGCGGTATATCATCCACCTGAACAAAATGACCTATATATTGTAAATCTCAAAGAACAAAAAGTTGAATTCTCAGATGAATCTCATTCTAAAGATATTAGGTTAACAGATTTAACTATTGGTAATACCGCAAATCAAAAAATCAAAACTGACTTCAGTAGTATTCCAACATTACGAAAACATTTGCCCCTCTCTATTCCTGACGTAGAAAATCTTAATATACACAAAAGGCAAGAAGTTGAATGCCTAGCCTGGACTTTATATTTTGAGGCACGAGGCGGAACATCTAAAGAACAGGTAGCAGTTGCATATGTACCAATAAACCGAATTGGACAACAGGATTTTGGTGACGACATTTGTAGCAATGTCTTTCAATATGATTGGCATAATGGCAGAAAAAGGCACCAATTCAGTTGGGTGGGCTATAGGTTTGGCTCTAGATGGGAACGTGAAGACGATGCCTGGCAAAAAATGCAACAGATTGCTGTTGCAGTATACAAAGGTAGATTGTCAGATCCTGCTAAGGGAGCTATCTATTTCAGCAGCACATCAGTATCTGAAGTTTGGGCTATTAGGCATAGAAAGATCAAATTAGGTCAAACCCTCTTTTGGATAGGTTGATTCTAAATCAATAATTATCAATCAACGGTATGTATAATAAATAAAGTACATTTGTATACAGAGGATAATTCATGGCCAATTACTCATTCAATCCAACTTATTACCAAATAACGTGGAACAACACAACTCCTACCGATTACTCAAGCCTCTCAGGTAATAGAGGCGGTGGATTAGACAGTGAAACCAGCTGGCAAATCCAAAGTTGGATCAGAACCACAGGAGGATCACCTGTCACTGGAAGTCCTTTTACAGATGGATCTACAATAATAATTAACAACTATACTGTTACATTTTCTTCCACTGATACGTTGTCAACAGCAATTGACAAAATAAATCTGTTGACAAAGTTTACAGGAGTTTATGCTGGCCAGAGTGTAGCTTCAGACTACATTACTTTACAAAATGCGCCGGGTTATGAAGGTACTCCATTTTATATTGAAGAAGGTAACGCTACAGCACTTGCAACGCTTGGATTGAATAATCCAGGTTATTATCCTGCTGGACAATTCAAGAATGCCTTTAGCCAAGTTGCACCGTCTGCATTTTCTGATGTAACAACTCATTCAACACTGTCTATCAACAACGTTACTATTACCTTTACTGCAGGTAACATTCAAAGTGCTGTAAGCCAAATTAATAATTACACTCCTTCAACAGGTGTAGCAGCTGAAATTGCTGGTCCATATATTCAATTGGAAAGCGCGGGCTGGACACAACCATGGGTAATAAATGGTGGAAATGCTGCAACAAATATTGGTTTTACACCAGGCGTTTATACAGGCTACCCAAGCAACATTGCTCTGAGCGAAGAAAAAGAAAGAGCAAACATGAGATGGTTCCAGGTAGTAAATCAGCTGGAAAGCACAGCTACTCCGAACAAATATGATAACATTGTTAGAGTTGGAAATATCGCTAATGCTGCGTTAAATTCTATAACGTGGACAGTTGGCTATGAATGTTACAGTCAGTTATACACAGCCGCCTTACCAACTGAACCAGATTACGGTGCAACTTTTACAGGCACTGCTGCTATACAACGTTGGGTAGCCAGAGGTATGACAAACACTTGGTCAAGCAATAGAAAAGTTTTTAATCCAAGTGTTTTTCAATATAGCGGACAAGCCACATTCTGCAATCCTGCAATAATTGAAAATGTTACAGCGCAAGGCATAGATGTAGTTGCAAACATTCTAATTGTCAGTAATAATATAACTGTTACACAGATACCTGGTATTTGATAAGGAGAATTTCAAACATTGAAACCATCTGCGCATCTGCACTTATTAATTAGAGCAGAGATTAACAACCCACCTGACCCCAATGATTGCGATAAGGTAAATGAAATCATGCGAGGCATGGTTGAACATGTTAGAATGAAAGTTATGCTTGACCCTGTTAGTGCATACTGTTATGATGAAGGCAATGAAGGGATAACAAGTACTGTCATTTTGACAACAAGTCATTGTGCAATGCACATATGGAATATGCCAGCGCCATATCCAAGCATTATGCAGTTTGATTTATATAGCTGTGCTCCGTTTCAAGTAATGGAAGTAATTGATTACTTGGCTGAAAATTTCGAAATTTCAAACGCACAATTCAAATTTTTAGATAGAGAGACTGCGTTTACGGAGATTGATACCGGCACATACAGAAAGGTATTGCCTTGAAAATATCCACTATTCTGCTAGGTTGTGCATTGTGTCTGAGTACTACCGCTGCGTATTATAGTATTGCAGGTCTAGCAGCAATTTTTGCAAGCAGCTTTTGGCCTGTTGTTGCCATGGCTACCATTTTAGAAATATCAAAATTAGTTGTTGCTAGTTGGTTGTATCAAAAATGGAATATTATTCCGCCATTGTTAAAAATTTACTTAACTACGGCGGTAGTTGTGCTAATGATAATAACAAGTTTAGGTATTTTTGGATTTTTAACACGAGCGCATGTGGAAGCTGGACTTGCCAACACTGAGCTTTCTTTGAAATTAGAACAAATCACCGGACAAATTGATCAGCACAAGACTGCTATAACTAGATATCAAACGCAATTATCCCAACTTGATAAATCCATTAACATTCAACTTGATGCCAATAGAGCGACACAAGCGCTAGCATCTAGAAAATCACAAGAATCAGAACGTAATGATATCAAGACAAAATTAGAGATAGAGTCAAAGACCATACAAGATCTTACGGATCAACAGTTGAAAATTAAGCAAGATATTTCAATTGTTGAAACCAAAATTGGTCCAATTAAATATATTGCCGAATTCTTTGCAAATGGTTCTAATGTTGATACTGATCAAGCGGTGCGATATGTGATCATTGTATTAGTATTGGTATTCGATCCGTTAGCAGTTTTAATGTTAATTGCTGCAAACATAAGCATAAAAAATGAAACTAGCAGAGTTGACACGGTAGAATCTAAACCTAGGCAAGAAACTGTGAAAGACACACAAAATGAACCTGTGTTAGGGCAAACTATGGTAATTGGACACTCCGGCCAAACAGTTTGGTGGACGGGCCAGGCGTGGGAACTGATACCTTCTCAGATGGATACTTCACATATAGCAACAAATGATGTTGTTGACGCTAACGTAATTAAGGAGATTGTCACAGACAGTTTGGACAAATGGTTGGCTAAAACTCTTAGCGAACCAACTTCGCAAAACGAGCCTAAACCGACAACTATTTCAACAGACATTTCAATTGACAAACCAACTGCAGACACACATACAGTAGTTGATAACACAGCAGAAGTTAATAACACACAAGAGCCGGTTAACGATGCAGTTACACAAACCGCATCAACAACTGACACGTATCATGTTCTTGACCACTTCAAGCCAACACATATCAATTACAGCAGTAGGAAATGACAAACAAAAATTATCATAATTGCAGTTTTTGTGACAAAAGTCAAAAACAAGTTAAAAAACTAATCGCAGGTAATGATGTATATATTTGCGATGAGTGTGTAATCTTATGCTTCGATATTCTTAAGCAAGATCATATCCCACCTACAACAGAAATATCATTGATTCCCACTATAATCAAAGATAAACTTGACGATTATGTTATAGGGCAAGATAACGCCAAAAGAATTTTGGCCGTAGCCGTTTATAATCATATGAAGCGTATTGGGAATCCGGTAATAGATGGCATAGAAATAGATAAAAGTAATATGCTGTTGATCGGCGGCTCAGGCACTGGCAAAACCTATACAATACAAAATATTGCCAAAATATTAGATGTACCGATGACAATAGTCGATGCAACTTCTTTGACAGAAAGCGGATATGTAGGGCTTGATGTAGAGGATGCAATTATAAAACTATATCATGCCGCAGATAACGATGTTGCGAAAACAGAAC